AGTTCCATGTTGTTGAAACTCGCAGCGAAGGTGGCTTGCCGCTGGTATCCACCACTCGCGAAGGTTTCGCATGGCACGAAACTGCTGTTGGCCTGGCCATCGGCATGGACGTGAAGACCGAAGTCAACTACGTTCCGCAGAAGACTTCTTGGCTCTGCAACGGCATGATGAAGGCTGGCGCTGTTTCCCGTGATGGTGACGGCATCGTTTCCGTTTCCTGGTCTGAATAAGGGGGATAGACAATGGCTTATTCACATCCTTCGCTGATTCAAATTGGTTCAGCAAATAGCTCGGCTCCGCGTATCTGGGTGTACAGCACCACTGATTCCGCAGCTGACGTAAATACCGCAGGTTATTTCAACGATGCGTCTGCAGACCTCCAGGTCGGCGACTTCATCTTTGCAAATACTTCGACCGGCGGCACTTTGGTAGCAACCATCTTCTACGTTCTGTCTAACGCTTCTGGCGTGGTGGACGTAAATGATGGCACTACATTGGCAAATACTGACTCCGACTAAGGGTCAGTGCCAATGAGCTAACCTGGGGTGGGGCAGCGGTCTTCGGGCTGCTGCCCCTTTTACTTTGAGGAATTCGGATGGCTACTGACATTTCAATGTGCTCGAATGCGCTGCTGTTGATCGGCCATTCGACGATCTCTAGCTTCACTGACCCTGGTGCAGGGCCGGAAGTGGCGTCGAATCTGTACGAAACGACCTACGAAAACATGCTGACCATGCACCGCTGGCGCTTTGCGACCGGTAAGGCAACCCTATCTCGCCTGACCGCGACCCCGCTGAACGAATGGGATTACGCATTCACGCTGCCGGCAAACTACCTGATGATGATCCGCGTTTATCCGGATTCTGATTACGAGCTGTATGAAAACAAGCTCTACTCAAACCAGCAAGAAGTCGATATTGACTACGTTTTTAAGCCTGATGAATCACGTCTCCCGGCGTATTTCGTCAAGCTGATGGAGTTTCACCTGGCATCGCAATTTGCGATCCCGGTCACTGACAATACCGCGAAGGCCGAAGCCTACCGCGTCATGTACGAAAACCAGCTGCGTCGCGCAAAATTCATCGATTCGCAGTCTCGTCCGAGCGATGCAATCGTCGATTCGCCGTTCCTGGAAATGAGGGCATAACATGCCGCGCACGCTGAACCTGCAGACCAACTTCAATAGCGGGATCTTGGACCCGCGTCTGCAAGCACGCACTGACATCAAGCACTATTACCAGGGCGCAGCAACCGCGACCAACATGGTCACGACCCCGCAAGGCGGGATGAAACGCCGCCCAGGCATGATGTTTGTGGATGATTTGCCGGGTGAAGCACGCCTGGCTGCGTTTGCGTTCAACGTCGAGCAGACCTATCTGATCGTTTTCACGAACAACAACATCGCCATCTACAAGGATGACGTCAAACAAGCTGACGTCACAACGACGTATAGCACCAGCGAGCTGTTTGAAGTCCAGTGGACACAGTCTGCGGACACCATGATCATCGTCCATGAAGATCATGCGCCGGCAAAACTGGTCCGTGGTGGCTCTCACACGTCCTGGACGCTGTCCAATCTGTCGCTGACTAACATCCCCACCTATGACTTCGGAAGCGGCGCAGAAGCCGTCTGGAGCGCATCCAGGGGCTGGCCAAAAAGCGTGACATTCCATGAAGGCCGCATGTGGTTTGGCGGATCTCGGTCCAGACCGCAGACTTTGTGGGGCTCCAAGACCAACGATTTCTACAATTTCGACATTGGCACCGGCCTGGATGATGAAGCCATCGACGTCACGATGGATACCGACCAGGTCAACGCCGTTACTGCGCTGTTCGCCGGTCGTCACCTGCAGGTAATGACTACAGGCGGCGAGTTTTACATGCCGGATTCGCCGATCACGCCGGAAAAAAGCGCGGTCAAACGCCAGACCTTGTTCGGATCGAAGCCGATTCCGCCGAAATCGATCGATGGTGCGACGTTTTTCGTGGACCGCACCGGTAAGGCAGTGCGCGAATATATCTACACCTACACCGAAGAAGCCTATACGTCAGGCACCGTGTCGCTCCTGGCGTCGCACATTCTGAATGCGCCGGTCGATATGGACGTGCTGCGCGGCACCCCGGACGATGATTCAAATTATCTGTACCTGGTGAATGGTGATGGCACAGTCGCAGTATTCAACACGCTTCGCTCCCAGGAAGTCGGGGGCTGGACGCTATGGCAAACCAACGGCACAATCGAATCGGTCGCGGTTGTCGTGGACGAGGTATATTTTGTCGTCAAGCGCACGATAGACGGCACTGATTACCGCTTTATTGAAGAACTGAACAAACTGCACTACACCGATTGCTCGGTGCTGCAGACCTACGGCACCGCGACCGCCTCTATCTCTAATCTGGATCACCTGGATGGCGAGGAATGCCGGGTCAAGGCGGATGGCGCAGTCATGCCGAACGCAACGCCATCGAGCGGCAGCATTACCCTGAGCCGTACCGCCAGCGAAGTCGAAGTCGGTCTTGATTTCGACACTCAGATCACAACGATGCCGCTGAATGTGGACTTCCAGGACGGTCCGATCCTGACGCGCAAGAAGCGTTTGGTCCGCGTGGTGCTCGATCTGTACGAATCCCTGGGTGTTTTTGTGAATGGAAACCGCATTGGCGACCGTCAATTCGGCGCGAGCATTTTAGACACCCAGCCGCAGCCATACACTGGCATCGTTGAGATCTATTTGAATGGCTGGGATCGCCTGGCACAGGTCACAATTTCACAACAAGATCCATTGCCGATGATGGTTATCGGCCTAGCAATCGAAGTCGAGGCATAAGATGGGCGATTTTGTCAAAGTAGCAGCAATCGGAACTGCCGCATATTTCACCGGAGGTGCAGCGTTATCTGCATTGGGTGGCGCAGGCGCAGCTGCTGGAGCAGGAACAGCTGGAGCAGCTGCAGCAGGAGCAGGAGCAGGAGCAGCCGCAGCTGCACCTACATTCCTGGGCCTTTCCTCTGCAGCCTGGGCTGGGATTGGAACTGGCATGACCGCGCTGACATCGATCCGCGCCGGCCAGGCAACGCAGGTGCAGATGGACATCGCTGCAGACCAGGAAAAGCAAGCCGCAATCTCTCGTGAAGTCGCGCGCAAACGTCGATTGGTTTCTTCCCTAGCAACGCAGAATGCAATGCGTGGAGCCCAGGGCGTGCAGCTGACTGGATCGCCGGCATCGATGATGCTATCCGACATCGCTGCAGCCGAGTACGATACGACGATCGCTGCAGGCACAACGGCATCGCGCATTTCTTCGCTGCAAACCGAAGGCAAGTACGCAATGCAAGCTGGCGTGGCCAGCGCCGGCAGCTCTCTCCTGGACTTTGGCACGAGGATGGCAGAACGTGGCTGAACTACCTAGATACCAGCAGACTGAGCTCTACGAGCCAGCCCAGCCATCCGGCGCCCAGGCACGCAGCCTGCAGTCGCTATCGCAAAAGCTCGCTGCATTTACCGAAGGTCAACAACGCCAGGCAGACATTTACGCTGCCCAGGAAGGTGAGCGCGCAGGTCAAGCTGCTGCAGCTGGCAAGAAAGGCGGCGTGGAAATGGCCAGTACGGCGACGATCCGTGGCAAGGCATTCAATAAAGGGGCTTTGATGGCCCATGCTGCGGCGATTCAGACCGACATCCGCGAGACAACTGCACGTCTGGAGACGACGTTCGCGACAAATATGGAAGGATTCCAGCAGGCAATGGAGTCCTACAAGGAAGGATTGTTTGCAGAAATCGATCCGATGCTGCGTCCCTACGCAGAAACTGACATCAATGACTATGCGAGCCGGTCGCGCACCCGCATTTTTAACGCAACATTTGAGCAGCAAATGGCCGAAAACCTGGCTGAGATCAACAAAGCAGCGACAGGTCAGGCCGAAGACGCCATGCGCGCCTATCGCGAAGGCGATCTCGAAGGCGCGGCAACTGCCCAGGAAAAGCTGTTCTTTACTTGGCAGCAAGGCGTCGAAGAAGGAATCCTGGACCAGGGCGAAGTCGATCGAGCTCGCAAAGCATTCGATGACGAGGCCGATTCCAACTGGATTCTGGGCGAATTCGATCGCGTGTTGCGCAATGAAGGCCTGCAAGCAGCGAACGATGCGTTTGAAAAGTACCGCGCAGCCGAAGAAAAAGACCTGTCACCTGAAAAGAAGGATCAGATCCTGACCAGGATGCAGACACTGATCAGTGCTGAGTACACCCGCCAGGGCCGTGAAGCTGCGGTTGCCAAGGCCCAGCAGGAAGCCAAGGAAAAAGCCATCGCTGACCAGGTCACAATCACCAAGAAAGCGCTGCAATCTGGCGTCATCCCGGATGGTGTGGACCAGCTGATCGTACAGGCCGAAGGCACTAAGTATTACAACGAGCTCAAGACCGAACTGGCTTATGCCAGGGTGACATCTGAGTTTGCGCTGCAGAAGCCTGCAGATCAGGCTGCTGCGATCTCTCAGATTCGCGCCAAGAAAAACCCAACGACGCAGGAACTTGAGCTGCTGTCCCGTTACGAATCGATCAACAAAGAGATCACTACCCGCCTGAACGAAGATCCGCTAACCCTGGCAATGGAGCAGCAGATTGTTCAGATGACTGCATTCGATCCTGCAGATCCAGAATCAATGCGCACCAGGCTGATGAATGCCGAAGTCGCCAGCGCACACTACGGTGTCGCGGTTGCGCCGATTACCAGGGCAGAAGCTGGCCAGCTGAATAACATGATTGCCAATGCGAGAGGCGAACAAAAGATCGCACTGCTGAACAGCATGGTGACTGGATTTGGCGAACGCTCGATCGATGTCCTGGACATTATGTTCAAGGAAGGCGGCGGAAACTACGCGATCGCGGGCGCGCTGTTGAAAGATGGCCGTCTCGGCCCAGCGCAGAATGTCCTGCGCGGCATGGATACCCTTGCTAACAACAAGGGAATCATCCCGAAAGACTTTGATGAAATGATTGGCCAGACAATCGGCCCGGTTTATGGCGACATGCCGGCACAGATGAAAGCCATCAAAAACTCAGTCATGGCTGTCTATGCTCAAAAAGCAGTCAATGATGGCATTTTGGTCGGTGGTGACACGGTTGATTCTGCTCTACTGGAAGAATCAATCCGCGAGATCACTGGCGGAATCATTACGATGGACGTCAATGCGACTGGTTTTTTCAGCGACGACACCTATCAGATCGAAGCGCCGTATTGGGGCGCAACTGCGTCAGATACCGAATCCTGGATGGAAAGCATTACAGAATCGGACATCAACGAAATGGGCGGCACCAAAGGTATTTCCGCGAGCAACGTGGCCGAAATGATCAATGGCGGTTTGGTCCGCTTGATCAGCATGGGCAGCGGCGAATATGAGGTCTATACCCGCTCTGGCCATGCCGTGATTGCCGAAGATGGTGATTCTTTTATTCTGAAATACGGCGTCAGAGGTCCCAGGGCCGAAGTGATCGTTGAAACCCCAACTGTTGAGGTCCAACAGCCATGATGAACTTCGACCGCATGGGCAAACGCGACCTGCGCGACGAGTCTATCCGCAACCCAGCGACCGACGAACAAGACACCCCAGCCGGATTTTTCGAGTACACCAAGGCGGCGCTGAACGCGACCTTTTCGGAAAATCTGCCTGGCGCAATCGACGAAACCAGGGAAGACTTTGTCGCTCAGGAAATTCAGCGCATTTATGACCTGACGCAAGATCGTGAGATCTTGAATGACACCGACTTTGCGCTCAAAGGCATTCACGGCACCGCGCTGGTTGAGGGCTATCAGACAGAAAAAATGACGCAGCGCATCAAGCAGCTGCAGGAACAATACCCGGACCAGGGTTTTCTCACATGGGATGAACTGAACAAGCAGAAGATCATCCCGCATTTTGCCAAGATCCGTGAGGAACTTTCGATCGTTTCAGCAAATGCCGGACCGTTTGATCGTCTCCTGGGCGATTTAATAGCCAGCACTGTCGAGCTCGGCGGATCAGAATTGGGTCCGCTGGCTTTTGTAGGCCCGCAAGGTCGTGTAGCCGGAACAGTGAAAGAAGCACTGAGCATGCTCCCTGGTTTGTTTGCCAAGGAAGCAGCTGTTGCGACTGCTGCAGAAATCCCGATCCAGGCTCGCAAACTGATGGAAAAGCCGAAGATCGAGAGCCCATACGGTCTCAAGGATGCGGTCTATAACACTCTGATGGCTGCAGGTGGTGCTGGGATTATCCGCACTGGTGGATCACTGAGCTTCGACCTGGTTTATCTGCGCAAGCTGGCAGCGCAAAAGCGCGCGACCGGCAAGCCGCAAGACACCGCCGAAGCCGAAGTCCTGGAAACCTATGCCGATATGATGGATCAGGCAGATGCTGTTCGTCCAGGTGAGCCAGCACCCGAAGCCAAGGTAAGCCAGGAACAGCACGTCGAGGTATTGGAACGCGCAACCAGGGCGCTGGATGAAGAAGGCCGAGCCCTGACGCAGGAAGAAGTCAATGAGGTGATCCCGGTCGAGCCATCACCGCTCTCTACCCTGGAAACATTTAATCCGCAGGACATCCTGGTCGATGCCAAGACGTTCCAATTTAAGGCTGGCGGCGATGTTGCCGGCGTCACTGAGCGCCTAAAAGGCGTGCAGAAATGGGACCCAGAGCTGGCCGGCATGGTCATGGTCTGGGAAAACAACGCAGGTCAGCGCTTTATTGTCGATGGCCACCAGCGCCTGGCCCTGGCCAAGCGCGCCATTGCCGGCGGTCAACCGATCGACGAAGTCACCCTGAACGGTTTTCTGCTGCGTGAAGCGGATGGCGTAACAGCTGGTGACGCACGTCAGCGCGCCGCGATGAAGAATATCGCCGAAGATACCGGCACCGCAATCGACATCGCCAAGGTGCTGCGCGAAATCGGTGGCGAAGAAGGCCTGGCGAAGATGCCGCAGATCCCGCTGACATCGGCCAAAGTCCGTGACGCGCGTGGTCTGACAAACCTGGAAGACGAATCTTTTATGATGGTGGTCAACGACTTGGTCGATTCCAGGTTCGCTGCTGTCGTCGGAGATCTCATTACTGATCCAGCGCAGCAGCGCGCGATCATGCGCGGCCTGATGCAAAACCAGCCTGGCAATCTCAACCAGGCACGAATCATGGTCGGCGCTATGCGTGACGCAGGATTCGAGAAGCGCGAGACGATGGACCTTTTTGGTGGCCAGGAGCTCACCGAAACCCTGTTCAAGGAACGCGCCCAGGTCATCGATCACATGATGCGCCAGGTCAAGCAGGACAAGCAGGTCTTTTCTGGCCTGGAACGCAATGCGGACCGGATCGTCGGCGCAGGCAACATCCTCGATCGCGAGGCCAACATTCAGAGGTTCACCCAAGATGAAAGAACGCTCGCAGCGCTCACGTCCCTTGCTAACACTAAAGGGCCGATCTCAGACGCAATCAACGAAGCAGCCCGCAGAGTCAAAGCCGGCGAATCCATCACCAAAGCAAGCGCCGATATTCTCCCCGCCATTAGACAACAGGCAGCTGCAGAATATGCTCCTCGGCCTAGAGATGGCGGCGGCAGACCTGCAGAGCAAGAAGCAGCCGGAGTAGTTGACGAAACTGCGCCGAACTTTGGCATGCAAGAAGTGCCGAAGGTTTTGGATGCCAACGACAAGCTGTTGAAGCCAACCGACACAATCAAGACCAAAGCGCGCGAAAAGCAGCGCCAAAAATGGGTCAATGATGTTTTGAAGGAAGGCACGCCGGTCGTCGGACGCAAGCCAGTCGCGTATGTCATGGGCGGCGGCGGCGCCAGCGGCAAGGGAACGGTACTCAGAGAATTGCAGAAAATGGGTGCGATCCCGGACAAGGGCGTCGTGCGCATCGATCCGGATAGCATTAAAGAGCTGATCCCTGAGTACAACAAAATCATTGAAGCAGGCGACGGTCGTGCAGCCAGTGTGGTTCACGAAGAAAGCTCGATTTTGGCCAAGCGGGTCCAGGCACAAGCTGCAGAACGCAAGATAGACATCATTCTGGACGTCACGCTAGGCAATGCCGAAAAAGGCGCAGCAAAACTCAAAGAGCTAGTGGATTCTGGTTATGAGGTGCAGCTGATCGGTGTTACCGTTGACGTGGCAGAAGCTGCAAGGCGTGCTGTTTTGCGTGCTCAAGGCGAAGGGCGTTATGTCCCGATGCCTGAATTGGTCAAGGCGCACAAGGGTTTCAGCGAAGGCTGGGATGAATATGTGAAGCTATCGGACAGAGCGACGTTGTTTGATAACAATGGCGAAGCGCCGAGAGTAATCGCAGAAGGCAAGACAGGCAGGATAGACATATTATCCGAAGAAGAATATAATGCTTTTGTAAGGAAGGCCGTAATCAATGAAAAAGCCAACACCATCGCAGAACTCCGTGTCCCCGAAGGGGGGCGTCCCGGTCGGCCAGGGATTTCAGATCGACCCAGAGTCGTTCAAGAAGACACGCGAGGAGCGCGCCAACAGCCAGAAGCTGCCGATACCGGTCGAATTTCCGGTGAAAGACTAGCCAGCGATCTTCCTGATCTCGGTGACGCCGAGCTCAAAAACCTTTACCAGGATGAACTTCTCGAAGCCCGCCGTCTTCTTGACGAGCTGGGCGACGTAGAAATACCTGGCGCAAGCCGCCTGGACGGCGAAACCGGTGACATCGTTACCGAAGCTCAATCCCTACGCCAAGCACTAGACGACCTCGATGTTGAAGATCGGATGATCGACGACATGTTTGGCTGCATCGGAGGCCGTAATGCCTAATCTTGACCAATGTATCCGGACCGCAGTCGAGAATGGCGATCTGACAGAACAGCTTGGAATTGAGCTGCAGCATCGCGTAGATGGATTCACGCGGGCGCTGACGATCAAAGGTCAGATGTCGCCTGATGCGGCGCGTCGTGCTGCGCAGCGGCAAGCCCTGGAATCACAAAAAGCCGAGATCGCGCTCAGAAAGCGCCAGGCTGGGCTGCAGGCAATCGCGCTACACAAGGCTATCCAGAACGCTCAACGCCATCCAGAAGGCTTTGCAGCTGGCGTGATGTCGCTCCTGGTCAAGGACTTAGGCCGTAGAGCGCCCTACTCGAATATCGACAACCGCGCCAAGGCTATCCTGGCTGAATTGCATGCCAGTTTTTCGGAAGCGATGAATCAATACCGCACGAAATTGGCAGGATTAACGCAAGACAAAGAAGGCCTGCGCAACATGGTTCGCGAGCTGTTTGGCACCGATACCGGTGATCAGATGGCCAAGATCTACTCGAAGACCTGGTCAGAGACGGCCGAAATGGCGCGAAAGATGTTCAACCGCGCGGGTGGCGCAATCCCGAAACGTGAAGATTGGGGCATGCCGCAGTTTCACGATCCGATGCGCGTAGCCAAGGTCAGCAAAGAAGAATGGACCAAGACGATCACGCCGATGC